TGACGCGTACAAAAATTATAAAAATCAGGAGGGGTTCTTATATAACCTATTAAATAAATGAGCAGTGGTTTTTTAAAAGCTTTAGGAGTGTTGGCTAAAAGCCCGAGTTTAAATAGATACTTAAATGTGCTTAAACCTGCAGAAGAAGGAGTATCTAGAGGCATGGATTATTTTAATAACGCTGTTAAAAAAGTTGTCGACGAAGGAGATCAGATAGATAAAACTTTAGATACTGTAAAATATGTTCACCCCGATAGACCTGACATTTTTGTGGAGATTGATGTTAATACAGGAAAAGTAAATGTAGGACTATTAGATGAGGAGGCTGGGGCTTTTGCTTATTCAGATTTAGAATTAGAACCTCGTAGTGCAGACATAAAAGAAAAAGCCAAACTTATGAAAGAAATGGGAAAAACTAAAATGCGAGGCAAAAGATCAAAAATGATAGATGCAGCTAATAGAATATTAAGAGGTAAAAAAGCTGACGGAGGAAGAGTTGGATATGCTAAAGGTAAAATAGTAAAAGAAGGATTAGGTGCATTAAAATTATTTAAAAGACCACAGTACTACAGCGAAGATGCAGCTAAAATGACTTTAGATCTTATCAAAACAGGTAGATATACAGAAAAACAATTATTAGAATTAGCTGATGATCAAATAGCAGAGATTTACGCGTATGAAGGATTTAAAGTTCCTGAACCAATAGAACCATCTAGTCTGATAATAGACATGGAAGAAATAATGGAAAACATAAAAAATGTTACACCTGAAGATATGGCTAATGGAGGAAGAGTTGGTATGTTTATGGGAGGCTCGCTTCCAAAAGGTGCAGGTTTGCTTAGGCAGCTAATAAAAATGGCAGCTAAAGAAAAGGGTTTAGAAAAACCCTCTGAAATGTTGAGCAGGTTTAATCCTAAAAAAGTAGATAGACTTTTAGATGATCCCAACATATTTTTAAAAGCAGATGTCAAAGAAGGTATTATGGCAACCGATAAGATAAAAGATTTTAAAAATACCGCACAGTCTGCAAGAGTAGATATAGTTTCGTATTTATTAAGTATGGCTAAAGATTTAAGAAAATCCAATTTAACTATACAACAACAAAATAAAATAATGATGGATGAGGCTGTAAAAATGGGGGTAGATAAAGAGACAGCAGAAACTTTTGTAAAAGGCCTTACAGAGTCCATGAGACAAAGTGTTGGTCTTAGTGATGATTTAATTAAACCAACTGAACAAGGAGTTTTAGAATTAGAAACAATTCTTAAAAATTTAAAAACAGGTGGCAAGCCTTCAAGATCTTTAAATGCAGATGGTGGTTATATTGGATTAAAAGATGGTGGACAGGTTAGTTTGACAGTAATAGAAATACCTGATATCAGTGGGTCGGGTGTTGAAACTTTATTCAAAAAAAGATAGGATGACAAATGGCTGAGATTGACAAACCATTACCAAATACAAATCAAACACAAATACCAGGTGAAGAAATAATAGAAGTTGAAAAAACAAAATCAGCTGAAGTTATTGATACTCCAACAGGACCTGTTGAAGTAGCAATGGATGAAGAAGGTGGTGCAGAAGTTTCGTTTGATCCAAACGCAGCAATCGATCCAATAGAAGATCATTTTGCTAATCTTGCAGAAAGTTTAGGTGATGAAATTTTAGAACAATATAATGAATACAAAGAGTCTCGTGGCGATTGGGAAGACACATATCGAAACGGACTAGAACTATTAGGATTTAAATATGAAAGAAGAACAGAACCGTTTAGAGGTGCTTCTGGTGTCAATCACCCAGTTCTTGCGGAAGCAGTTACGCAATTTCAAGCGCAGGCTTATAAAGAGTTACTCCCGTCTGATGGACCAGTAAGAACTCAAATTTTAGGAGATGTAAATGTTGCAAAAGAAGAGCAAGCTAAACGTGTAAAAGATTTTATGAATTATCAAATTATGGATCAGATGAAAGAGTATGAACCAGAGTTTGATCAAATGTTATTCTATCTCCCTCTCTCCGGCTCTACTTTTAAAAAAGTTTACTATGACGATATTATTGGTAGAGCCGTGTCAAAGTTTGTACCAGCAGATGATTTAATTGTACCATACTCTGCAAACTCATTAGAGGATGCAGAAGCTGTGATACATGTCATAAAAATTTCAGAAAATGAATTAAGAAAACAACAAGTGGCTGGTTTTTATAGAGACATAGAATTAGGAACACCACCAGTAACAGAAAATCAATTAGAGGATAAAAAATTACAATTAGAAGGAATATCTAAAGATGGTCAAGAAGATCAATACACACTTTATGAAATACACACTAATTTAGATTTAGATGGTTATGAAGATATGGATGCAAGTGGAAATGAAACAGGAATAAAACTTCCGTATGTTATAACTGTATCTCAAGCAGGTAATAAAGTTTTATCTATTAGAAGAAATTTTAAAGCTGAAGATCCAAAGAAAAATAAAATAAATTATTTTGTACAATTTAAATTTTTACCAGGCACAGGTTTTTATGGGTTTGGTTTAATACATATGATTGGTGGATTAACAAGAACTGCAACAGCAGCTCTTAGACAATTATTGGATGCGGGAACCTTAGCTAACTTACCGGCTGGATTTAAATCTAGAGGTATTAGAGTTAGAGATGATGCACAACCATTACAACCTGGTGAGTTTAGAGACGTAGATGCACCTGGTGGTAACATCAAAGATCAATTTATGACTTTGCCTTTTAAAGGTCCTGATGCAACTCTATTACAATTAATGGGTGTTGTTGTATCAGCAGGCCAAAGGTTTGCAGCAATATCTGATATGCAAGTTGGAGACATGAATCAACAGGCTGCTGTGGGTACAACAGTTGCTTTATTAGAACGTGGCTCACGTGTAATGTCAGCTATTCACAAAAGATTATACGTTGGACTTAAACAAGAATTTAAATTATTAGCAGAAGTATTTAAAACATACTTACCACCTGTGTATCCATACGATGTACCAGGTGCAAGACGAGAAATTAAAGTACAAGACTTTGACGACAGAGTAGATATACTTCCTGTTGCAGATCCAAACATATTCTCACAAACACAGAGAATTAGTTTGGCACAAAGTCAATTACAACTAGCGCAATCAAATCCTCAGATACATAATCTGTATCAAGCGTATAGATCTATGTATGACGCGCTAGGTGTGAAAAATGTAAATGCAATATTGCCACCACCCGCACAACCAGTGCCGATGGACCCTGCATTAGAACATATTATGGCTATGTCACAAAAACCTTTTCAAGCTTTTCCTGGTCAAGACCACAAAGCCCACATTGATGCTCACTTAAACTTCATGAGATTAAACATGGTGCAAAATAATCCACTTGTAATGGCATCAATACAAAAAAATATTTTAGAACACATAAGTTTAATGGCACAAGAACAAGTACAATTAGAATTTGTAGAAGAATTAAGAGAATTACAAATGATTCAACAACAAATGGGTGCTGTAAATCCTGCAATGATGGCTGGAATGATGCAAAATCCACAAGTAATGCAAATGCAACAACGAGTTCAACAGATAACTAATCAATTAGAATCTCGAAAAGCTATGTTAATTGCAGAAATGCAAGAAGATTATGCTAAGGAAGAAGAAAAAATCACTGGTGAGTTTGCTGGTGACCCACTATTAAAGATAAAATCTAGAGAAGTTGACTTAAGAGCGATGGAAAATGAGAGAAAAGAAGAAGAAGGTCAAGAAAGATTGAATCTTGATAAGATGAAAGCGATGATGAACCAAGAAAATCAAGAAGCAAAACTAAAACAGAACGAACAATTGGCAGGTTTACGTGCTGGCGTGTCTTTAGCGAAGCAACAAATGGCTGATGCAAGCAAAATTCACGATTTCGGTAGAAACTTTCCAAAAAAATAGGTATAAATCATAACTTAAGGAGTTAACTATGGTTAAAAACAGAAAAAATGGTCGAGACAACGTAAAAGTTGTACCTGAACTTGGTGCTAACGCAAAAGGCGAGCAGCAAGGTGGTATTCCAGTCGAAATGACTGACCCATATACTTCACAAGAAGTAGAAGTAAAAGGTACAAGACGTATGAGACCAGATAAAAGACCTGTAAAAGCAACTTGGTACTAATATGGCTTGGTTCAGTTTAGCAAAAATAGCTTTGCAGGCTGGAAGTAAAATTTATTCCAACCGTCAAAAGACTAAAATGGCTATGTCTGATGCACAATTGATGCATGCAGAAAAAATGGCCCGAGGTGAGGAAGCTTACCAGGGAAAATTATTAGAAGCACGTCAATCGGACTGGAAAGACGAATTCGTACTTTTAATTTTGTCGGCGCCGATCGTGGTGCTGGCTTGGGCAGTCGTAAGTGACGATCCGACTGCGATGGACAAGGTAAAATTGTTCTTCGAATACTTCTCGTCACTGCCGTCATGGTTTACAAATTTGTGGATCCTTGTCGTGGCGAGTATTTTTGGTATAAAGGGAACACAAATATTTAGGAATGGAGGAAAAAAATAATGCCTAATAGACGATTCAATACACAAGTCACTAATCCAATGAAGGCTGGTGGCAGAGTGAAAAAAAGAGGCGGTGGAATGTCTACTGCTAGAAAAGACATGAAGTCTGGTTATTACAAAGACGACATGGGAATGAAGGGTGGACCTATGATGAAAAAAGGTGGCCGTGTTGGTAAAAAGAAACAAGGTTACAAAGATAGAAAAGATGAGTCCATCGCTATGAGAATTCGTAAGAAAAGAACTAAGAAGCAATTAAAAGCTTCTAGAGACGAGTCTTACGGAAAATTTGGTTCTAAAGCTAAAAAATCTGGAAAGATTAATAAATAGTGAAGGGTCAAAAAAAAGTTAGAAAAGTAATGCGTGAGTTTAAAAAAGGTAAACTCAACATTGGCGGATCTAAGAAAAAAGTCAAGAACAGAAAACAAGCAATTGCGATTGCTCTTTCTGAGGCTGGCATGAGTAAAAAAAACAGGAGAAAATAATGTTGAAACAACCCCCTGCAGGAAAAAAAGGTA